TTAGCTCGGCCCAACGCATCGCTGGACTATTATCATTTCTGACAACAATCTGCAAACGTCGTAAATAGGACAGTTGTGTCGTATAAGATACAAACATCTTGGCTTTGCGTGTCAGGTCGAGTGCGTTCTGCTTGGCAAGGTCGTCACTTTTGAACATCCATAGTTCATACGTGCTGGGCCAGAGTTGGAATATGCCAGAGGACAGGATAATCTTGTTGTCGATCATCACTGTCATGCTGGGATAGGCGTCGGCATACGACTGGATACGCTCGTTAAAGTCAGGCAAAGCGTTAGCGGCTCTGCGATCAAGGTCAGATAGTTGCATCATGTGGATGTGTCCGTAGTGAAACGGCACAACTCTTATTCTGTCGCCCAGATTTAACTCCGCTATGAAGTCATCTGGCACGATCATGCGAAGATCTCGAAGTCATGGTTAGCTATGGTTGACCTTGGTTGCGATCTACCCATCATATGACCCCGTGTCAGTGTCCTGAACTCGCCACCACCGAGCATCAAATAGCCGTATGCGTCACCGATATGCGAGTGTTCGTTCTTGTTAGGTGCATCTTTGAACCTATCTGTCCCGCCACCGACACCAACCCGCTTGAAATGGTAGCCACCAGCCAGTGATTTACGCAATCTTTGGCAGTCATGTGCCACAATTATGCCCGGTTTGCCATCAATTAGCCTCTGCATTGGCAGCGCACCAGCCTCACGACGCACCATAAAGTCATTGGATGCCGTAGGTTGGGCATTCAATCCAAGTGTTTTTAGATAATCGAACGCTGTAACCTCGAAGATACCGTCTCTGGCAACACCAGCAGGATCTCCCCAGATGAATATTTGCGCTTTTGGGAATCTTGTCTGGATATCATGGATTAAAATCTGCCCGAAACGCTCCAGACCCATGCTGAATGACACGATTTCATGCAGAATATGCCACCGACCGTTCCTCATTTTCTGTCCGATGACTGCCGCTGGCGTCAAACCAAAGTCCAGCCCTACCTGAATCGGCACACTAGGGTCGTAATCCAGTGCTTCTACGCTCATCAGGCTATCCATATACTCAGGCCATACAGCTTTGCCTTCTTGTACATACACATATTCGCCACCGACATAGCACCTGATCCAGTCAAGGTTCTTGCCGCCGAGCTGCTGCTCATAATAGCCTGGTGGTAGGTTACCGATGTTCTCTGCCTCTGGGTTCATCGTCCAGAATCTACCTGCCGCTGGCAACGCTCCTGGTGTATCTCCGGTGCATTCGACCATTCCTGACGGCTGCTTGAAGAACGACCACTTGTATTTGCCTCGGATAGGCTCTTTCTCTGCTAGGCGATACCACCAGTGGTCATTGTCCATAGGGTTGGTATCAGCCCATATACCACGCCAAGTAGGGCCACCGTGCTGCTTGGTTGGATAGCGGCCTACACGATGCGTCAAACCTTGGATAACAGCTAGGGGCAATTCCCGTGCCTCGTTTACCCATGCTCCGGTCAGCTCAAGAGACAGCAACTTCCTGACATCCTTGGGCTGGTCAAGAGCAAGAAAGATAACCTCGCAATCAACGCCAGGGATACCGTCTCTACTCGGTAGTTTAAGATGATGGGTGATAGGCGGCGACCACCTCATTGGCCCCCACACGTCTTCTGGGAACAGCGTACCCCACGTCTTGATAGTGGTCGTCCGCAACTCAGGATACGAGTTTCTGACAATCACGAATCTGGTATAGCGCACATTATCGACAGGAGACGGAGCCTGTTGCACGGCCTTCAGGAAGATCTCGGCAGCGCAACCATACGACTTGCCACTACCTACCGGGCCGAGCAATCCACGAAAGAACGATGTGTCGTGCAGGAATTCCCAGGTAGTGGGAGCCTGAGTAAAATCAAGCTCTAGGCCACCGAGGGTTACGTCAGACGTATCAGACGATCTCGGCGATTGCTTCCTCTTCATTGGCTTCTTCATCTAATGGACTTTCTGTAATGGTATAATTCGTTACAACCGGGCCTTTGAGATTAATACCCATGATAGTAGGCCGCGCATCATCACTGAGGTTCTCCAATAACCCGTAATGCTTGGAGAGCAACCGCAAAGCAGACATCTTGTCGTGCATTTCCACTTCAATCTCGTTGCCCTCTCTCGTCGGCCTGATCTTTATCTTCTTAATCGCCTTCCGAGTATGCTCCGGCAAATCATAACTGGGAATAACACTAACTCCTCCAGTCTGATCCCACGACAACACATCAGTAATCTTCGAAGAGCCAAGTATTTCTAGCTCTTCCAACACCGCCTCCTTCTTTCCATCCACCCTGTTGGAACTCAAAACACGTCTAAACTGTCTAACACTGGTCATTATCTACAATCTCCTGTTCATAACTAGGTAAACCTATCTTGACACTATTTACAAAACATACACGAACCCCTTATAACCCGAAGGGTGTCCCACAATATAGAGAATAACACCCAAGGGTATGCGTGTTCCGGCACGCATGAAACAACCGTGCTGATAAGCGCGTGGAACATAAAGAGTAAGCGGCAACCGAGAAGAGTTCCTGAACAACACCTAAAGCACCCCATGAAATTTGAGAAAAAAATCGTGTGACATACCCCGTACTAGAGCGGACGGGGCGGGGGGGAAGGGGTGGCCTGCGAGAAAGACCCCGCGTCGATGAGTTGCTGTAAACCACTTGGTACACTACCCTTAGAGCGTAGCCATTGAGCAACAGCAAGCGATGCCTGTTCCTTGAACTGAGCGAGCGAGAGGCCTAGCGAGAGTATGTGATTAGCAGGTGTTGATTGAGACTGAGTAACGACTATACCATACGTGTTTAGTATTGACCTAAAACAATTCTCTACCCCTTGAACCCTAACAGTATGATCATGACTTGTAGGTAATTCCTCTTTGCTGCTAATACCTTGTGGCTCTAAAGAGTGAATGTTGAAAGCCTTCGACTCTTGTAGTTGTTCCTTGGTTGGAACCGGATCATTCTTAGAGTATAAGACTTGATAACGATCGGTGAGCCATTGAGACGTTTGACCGGCATACCATTTAGGTTGCAGCTTCCTGATATATCCCTTGTCTATTAGACGTCTCAATGCCGCTTGATTGCCCGCTGTACCTTGTCCCGTGTATGCGCCTATTGTCTGTAACGTAGGGAATGCAACGCCGCTTCCGCTTGTATACAGGCCTAGTGCTAACAGGGTTCGGATATCGTTTATCGATAGGCTCAAATCCATTACAGCGCGTGAAGGATAAACACTAAACCGTCTTAAATCAGTCTCACCGCGTGGCGTCAATCCGGCAATCGCTTTAGTTTTCTTTATTGTTTTCAAGGTGTTATGTTCCCGAATAATTATTTTATCTTTTTTTTATAATACCTATTGACAACTAATGGAATGATAAATAAATTATCAATATCGAAACACGCACTAGGGAATAAGACAATGACAAAAATTCAAGCCGGATACGTTGCGTATAACGGGTATGTGTTCACACAAGCCAACGCCGATACCTATAATGCCGAATGCGAGCGATGCGATGCGTTCCCTAGTGAGTGGAACCGTAATTGCTGTCACCGCACGTTTTGTATCATCATTGGACTGTATGACGCTAACAACTGAAACAGGAATAATAGGGGAATAACATGACTACTTTACCGCATAACATCGAAAAGAGTGCATTCAATCGTGGCGAATACGTTGGATATGCCGCCGGATATGTCTTTAGGGTTGAGCGCTCAAATTCATCATTTGGAAATTGGACCGCTCGCCTAGCTAGGTTCAACCCTGTCAATCCGCGATTGTCTAACCGTATTTTTTACGGGTTTACTTTAGTCGATATGGGTAAACAACTTGACGCATATGCGGAAGAAGTAAGCAAAAAAGCTATCGTTGGAATTTGTGCCGCATAACAATCAAACTAAAGGGAATAAGAAAATGCACTATAAAATCGAAGTATTAGTTAAATCAATAAACCCAAACTCTTGTGAGATTGTGGAAAATTGGACGCCTATTAGGCCTACTAATGGCGCACCCTATGAATTCAAAACAGAGCGCGAAGCGGAAGCAATGTTAAATATCTGTTATCCTAAAAATGACCGCGCCCGCGTTGTAAAATACGAAAATTGATAATCCGGTTAATCGACTAGCAACAAGAGGGAATAAGACAATGACAAAAGAAACATACAACGGTTGGACTAATTACGCTACATGGCGTGTCAATCTTGAAATATTTGACGGTCAAGACGCCAAAGACTTAGGCATCCACAAAATGGACGGATACGAGGCCTCGCAATACCTCAAAAGCTATGTCGAAGAGATATTGGAACAAGAGGGCAAGGGTCTTGCACTCGACTATGCCATGGCCTTTCTGTCTGATGTTAACTGGCACAATATAGCTACCCACTTGCTCGCAGATTATCAGAAAGAAGAAGAGGGAGAAGCGGCATGATTAGCATTCTTGAAGACATATTCGAGTTGGCCTGTTTAGGCTCTTTTGTAACCGCTCTAATCTTGTGGGTGATGTAATGATAAACCATGCCTTCCCTGAATACGATACGACAACCCTTCCGCCTATTCCAACAATGTGGATCGATGTTTCATACAGAAACGATGTCTGCCCTTCGTGGATAGCTAATGAGTTTCACATCTTTGTCGAACGGGCCAACCCTGAAGAGAGAGAATATCCCGAAGTCGAACGCTATACGGTATTAGAGAGAGAAACAGGCGGGGTGCTATTACAATCTGACAACTGGGATGACGTTTTGGATTACGTAAACGGAATTCAAAAGCAACGCATAGGCGTTAATTGCAGAGATCGGCAATCTGCCGAGCGACTTGCCGTTTGCAAGTTTGACAATAGGCCTAAAATCGAAACCATTGAGGGCGGCTATCGCGTGACGTGGGAATTGAAGCGAATAGGGGTTTGGAAATGATCAAAACTAAAATGAGGACAAAAGAAATTCTTAACGCAATCGCATTTTCAAAAGGTGCGACTGCCATGCTTGAACATGAAGGTCGGCCCGAATGGGACATCTGGATCTATGCCACGAAGGTCGATCCCATACTCACGATCAATCTGCACTGCAATGGCGAAAGTCGTCCACAAGCAACACTCTACGGGCATGGGGATGACGGCATTGACCTCGACACAGCACTTGACCTTTTTTAAGACAACAGGGCAATCAAATATCGGGAATGAATTAGAGGGCCAAGGACGGCCCTCTTTTCTTTTCTGGTACCTACCTAGCGGGGCAACCGTGCGAGGGCACTAGGCGAGGCTCTAATGCGTTTTAGAACGGCACTAGGTCATTGAGGTCGCTAGCACTCCCTACCTTATTGGACGTGTACCGTTTGACACCTTCATTCGGAGCCTCTTGACCTTCTTCAATCGGCTTGAAGTTAATGCTCAGGAATTGATCGCCGTCCCGTCCCGTCTTAAGCCATGCCCCTAGTTGGTATCGGACGCCGGCAATCATCGCCTTGCCCCTATAATCCGGTTGCCCCTCTTTTGTCTTGAATGTGTTTTTATTTAATGAGCCTGAATTGTCGTATTTATTTTCCATTTTATCATTCCTGTTTATGTCATCTACATGAGGTCAGATAGCCCTTAACGGGGGCTGCCTCGGTTAGATAATAAGGGGCATTTTTCTAAAATAATAGGCATTTCCTTGAGTATCCACATGGGGTCAATTAAGGCTGCCCAAGTGCTGAGATAGCTTGCTCAATTTCTCAAGCATCCTTTCCCGCTGTTCGTCCGAGACTGATGTAGCATCGTGAACAACGCGCAACTGCGGCACTGCCTTGTGATTAGGGTTCACATATGTTCGGCAAAATTCCCGCATTTCTGCAATCGACGGCATAAATCTACATGAGGAAATCAGCCCGACCTTCGGATCTGCCAGCGCGCGCAACGTCTCGACTTGATAATCTTCAAGCGCGAGGGCTGCCAATCTAGTGAATGATTCACGGTCAACTCTGCTGTCGGGGTAAGCTGACAACAGGGTCGTGATCGATTGTATTGCCTGAGTGCGGTTCATATCCATTCTCCCTTATCAGTCTCTTGCCCATCTCAATGGCTGTTTCTTTTCTACTCGGTTGCGTAGCAATCCGCTCGGATGCCCTTCTTATCCAGTTTCTCCAAGTCGATTGCCAGTTTGCTTTCCGTCCTTTGGCTCCTGCTTGGGCTATCCAGTAGTCCCTGAATATATCCGCCTCTCTCCGATAATCTACATCTAGCGAGATTGCGAAATCAATATCGGAATCACTCGGCTGCCAATCGTCAGGCAATCGCGTAGCGAGTGTTATAACTTTCTTTCTTCTCTGTATCTTATCTGTTTCTGTATCTGTATCTGTCTCTGTATCTGGGGGTGTTTCATTCACCGTTTCAGTAGCGTTACTGGAACGTTCCCTGAAACGTTTCACCCTCTCGGTAGAAGTGTCTGATTTATATTGTCTTTTGTCCCAAGCATGGATAGCGTAGTGCATACCGTCAACACCACCGTGGAGCCTATCGAGTAGGCCAGCGTCAGCCAACCGTGAGAGCACCGTGGAGCAACCGTGTACATCTACTCGCAGAGCAAATGAAATGTCTTGAATTGATTTTGGTAGGCCATCATGTCGAGCACATAGGCACAGCAAGTTAACCCACGTCTTGAACGTGTCCCCGTCAAGTCGCTGAACTTTGGGATCGTCTAGGGCTTCATTATAAAATCTGAACCAGTGCATAGTCGTCTCTCCTGTCTTGAAGCGGAGATCGACTGACAGTATAAGAGAACTGCCTATCGACCATCGCGGCATCGGTGGTCACAAGAACCCGTCCGGTTGGTAGCTGGGCGGGTTCACTTATTTTATACCATTACTTGTTACCTGCGTCTATTACAGCCTTACGGTATTCTTTTAATGAGGCTCCTCTCTTAAAACTAGAGATTGATAAGTCACCACGTTTTCGCCAAACTGACGCATCTTTTTGTTTTGTCGATGGCTCTTGGCTAAAAATAAATAGTTGAGGTTGTAGGTTGAGCCGCCAATGATTGATGTCACGCATACGTCTAACGCCCCCTTGGGTGACTGCTTCACAATCAAACCCCATTGCACGCCAGAAATTGTTCGCGGCTATATCACTACCGCATCTTAATGTAATTGCGCTTGTATGGGCAGCCTTACAAAGTAAAACCAGATGTTGCACCAAGGTTGCCCCATATAATTGGCCTCTCAAGTCATATTGTATGCACGCTTGATGCACACAGCAGACGTTTGAAAAAGCACCATGATAAAGATAACCGCACGGTTCGCCGTTGAACTCAGCGAGTACAATCCTTTGATTGCTAATCTCCCGTTCAAATACGATCTTAGGATAAAACGCTAATTCCTCAGCGTTCTTTCGTTGCAAGTAATCAATATAAATAAGATCAGACTCGGTTGCTGGACGCGCTACAAAATCTTTCATTTTGCTTCCATTCTTATTTTATGCTGACGGCAACCGTGGATTACAGTCGTATGGTCTCGACCGCCGAGCAGTCTTCCTATCCGAGGCATTGAGTAGTCAGTTTCCTGCCGCAGTCGATAGCAGATCTCATGTCGGCATAGCACCGTCTCTCTGTCACGACGACCCGCTGTCATGTCTCTCCAGAAAGCACGATGCTTTAACAGCACCTCGGCAATGATACGCCTTGGCTTGTCCGGACACGAACACCCGCGAATGTAGGGGTACGCCTGACGCCAGAAAATTATGTCTTCTTCGCTTGTCGGATCTGAGGACACGAACAACCAGTCTCGTATCATCTGGTCAGTGGCGATGAACTTGTCTTCGACTATTGGTTGCATTATCGCAACTGGTTCTGGTTGCATTATCGCAACTGGTTGGGCATAAGCGGCTGCCGAGAACCGTGCTAGTCGCGCCTTATGTGCCTCATGTAATGTCTGTCTCAGGGATTGCATTTATTATTACCTTTATTTGTTTTCCACAGTTTTTCCACAGGGCTGTTAATTTAATACAGTCACTATCATCTCTGATTGCACCAGATTGGGTGAGCAAATCAAACAATGCTTTCAAGTGGTTATCTAAATCACGCCTTCTTTTATCTGGTCTTTCAATCTCGAAGGTTATTTCAAACGGGCCACAGATTTTTTCAAATGCGTCTGCCTGTAACTTTGTTTTTTCAGTATTTTCTGCCAGCCATTCTCGGTAAATCTTTGACTTGATTACACCTCGACCAGGTACGGCACGGAACAGTTGGTTAGCTGATGGTGGTCGTTGGATTGTCAGGATCATTTGCTATCTTTGTGATGACCGAGGCGGTTAGGGAGGTTGCCGCCTCGGTCTGCCCGATCTTGCCAAGATAGACATTCAAGCATTAAAATCCGTGCATGGCAAGCAGCTTCTCGGCAGTCATTGGATATTTTGAAGAAGCACACAGCTCTAATACTTTACGCCATTGCTTCAGTGGTATCACATTGTTCCTAGCCCAGTAGGCCGGAGCAGCAGGTGTTAAGTTAAGTTCACGGGCCACAGCAGATGGCCCGCCAAGGTCTTGGATCAGTTCCCAAATGGTCAAATCTTAAACTCCTTATGTATCCACACAATGTGGTTGCGGTTGTTTCTAGCTAGATGCTTCACTCGGTTGCCATTGTCTACGATCAAGCCAAGTCTAGTCAGGTCTGCTCTGCGTGAGCGGTAGGTAGACGTTTCGCAATCAAGATCAATCGCTAGTTGAATGTCAGTGAACCCTGCATAGCCCTGATCGTAGGCGTAACGCAGAACTTCGAGAGCAATCGCAGACAGGCTCGGATGCACTGATCTAGCTGCCTCAATAGATGTCTCCCGTGAATTTCTGCGGTACATAAAACGCTGATTGATTTTTGATACTTCTGTTAACTCGTTGATAAAGCTCATTATTACCTCCTGATTTAATTTTTCAACATAATCAA